GCGGGGGTTTTGGGTGCAGCGATGTGTATACGGGAGGTAGACCACAGAAAAACACAAGATTCATGTCGTCTGCGCAACTCGTGTAAGCGTCAACGACCAGCGACCCAGAACTTGCCGTTGTGTTGGGTTTGTAGTCGAATGTGACCAGCATGTTGTCTTCCTTGTAATCACTTTTTGGCAGAGTCCTACTAGGGTTCACTTTCGTTATCGGCCTCGTACTATACCACTTGTTCTGCGAATACATGGGGACACTTGCAGCAGCTTGTGGGTTTACCCGGGGACAGGTCAACGATACACCATTGCCCGACTTATCGCGCGTTGGTGTTGACACATAGTAGCCGTTCATGGTCGAGATATACGCAGGAGCGGCTGCATCCGTGGTAGCGAAACCACCAGAAATCTGCGAACACTGCTTCAGTTTGACCGATAGAGATGTGTCAGTTGGCTCATTGGAACGCGTGATACGCATGTTGGAAACTGGGGTATCTGCATCGCGTGGAATGAACTTCCAGTAGAACCCGCCACGATATCCAAGGAAAGCACTGCTAATCCACTCAAATGGAGTCATCTTCACCATGTTGATCTCCACTGATCCCGTCGACGCGTAATTGCTGACCGTGTATTGAAATCCAGTCGTATTGAAAGCCAGTGGCATGGGCGTCCTACGCATCTGGATCGACAGCCTCACGTCATCATAATAGACGGTCAGAGGTTTTGCCGCAAACGTGGAATACAGGACAGTCCGTTTCAATAGTTCACGAAGCGAAGCTATCTTCTCGCCCATGTACGACATATACAGATTGTTGTCGTCCCTGGCAATGATATCTCCAGCGGTCGCAACTGTCCCTGTGTCATCCAATCCGTTAACAGAAACTGGATCGTCGAAGCAAAGCATCTGAGTGTATTCACGCGATAAAGCAAACTCGATGCTTTTAGAGTGGACATATACAATGAAAGGCACAGCCGCCAGATTATTAGGTCCAGTGAGAGTGTTCATCACTTCGAAGCGAACCACTCCATTGTGGAATTTGTTGTTATAACCCAATGCACCTGGTCCTGAGCCATTCACCTCCCAATGCGCGGTTGAACTACCAGGAATTGCCACACCGGACGGGTCATCATTTTGCAACCAAGCGAGGTCAGACATGTATGGCGCCGTAAATTCCACGATCGGATTCTCGGCGATATCCACAATCTTGTTCATAACGAGCGTAGGATTCGTGTCTCCAGGGTCTCCCGACGGTTCGTACATAACGCGGATCTTCCCACGGTGGAATTTGGATGGGAAAAATCGGATTGTGAATGTGACATCACCTCTCCAATACTTGAACGGCGCAGCTGCATACGCAAGTGGGGAATACAAGTTCATGTTGTAGGCATTACCACCCACCCCATATTTCAAAGTCGTATGGACCAAAGCGGGTGTTACACATGCACTAAACAAAGATTGGTTCGATGCGAAAGTGGGTGCCCACTCGCCACGCGCGAGTATAGCAGGGCGTGCACAGATGTTGTCGATGGCAAGTTGATCTTCAGACTCGTAGCCAAGTCCACCTGTTCCAATGCTCATCTGATTGCTGGGATCCAAAGCTAGCACATCCATGTGCGCACTGGTGTGTGCCGACGCAAAGGATGGAGTCGGATCTATAATCGTAGCATTCACTGTCCCAGTTGGTACAGGATGAGAGTATCCAAAGTACCGTGCCACACTAGTGACCGCTGACGCCGCTGTCTGAGCAGCGGTGGCGTAATTCCCAATAACAGGAATGCTAGTGAACAACCCCATGGCTGCACCGACAGATGAGGAAACATCTGACAGACCGTTGACCGAGATCTGCGACGGGCCCATGATTTCAATGTCCGACATCCAAGCAAACGTGTTGATCTGAATATCCGTGCCGACTTGGGCCGAAGCCGTGTATAGTGGCGCAATGGAACTGTACATCAAACGCGTAGCGAAATCGGTGGCACCACCAGCACCTCTATCATTGAGATCGATCCACTCGTTGGGATAGATGAGTGGTAGCGAAATCCTGGCACTAACGTTGCCGGACGGTTCTATGATGACATTGGGCAACATCGAGGATTGCTGCAACCGCGTAGTCAAATCATTGGTATTGTTCAACAAAGCGCCTCCAGCTGTCAGAGTAACACCATAGACACCACCACTAGGTTTGCCGGCAACCATAAGGCCACCATACTGATACGGCGATGCATTCATCACGATCTCGATGTTCGTAGTGCAACGTAACCTGGCATATCCGTCTAACTTTCTCGAAATGGTGCTATTTTCGACAAGTAGACGCAAGGGTGAAATACCACGGTTAATGGCGTCACCCTCGGCCCACGTGAACGAGTCAACCAGAACTGGACGCTCAAGAAACTTCTTCAAATCGAAATTGGAATCTAAGCCAGCATCCGTTCCCCTATCAGAGGAAGCTGCTACCTCAGCAGCAACCTCTGTGATGGTACCGAGATCCATTGTGACCTCGGTATGTTCAGTAATCTGTGGCGACACAAAGGCCGCGACAGATGCCGGCGTAGCGCCGGCCGTCGTCGTATTATCATTTTGTCTTGTAGCAAGTACATGTCCGGGGTGGGGTTGTACTCATGGCCCCACACCATTGGAATCCACTACTGTTCCACCAGAATGTCCCGTGGTTGAACATCCCTGTCTTGCCCTTTTCAGGGGGCGGGGTGCACGGTTCCATCATCCTCCATGGGGGGAGGACCATAGAACTGCGCGTGGTAGTACGAAATGTCCGGGAAGTAGCTCGTAAAAGTCGTTCCCAGGCGAGTCGGTAAACCAATGTAGTCCTGCAAGTCTAGCTGCTCGACGATGTAATCAAGCTTTGCCACACCCGCTTCGTACTCGTCGCGCGGGTACATGGACAGCTCCAAAGGAGTCTGCCGAATGACCGCAATGGCGTGATCGAGATCTGTCAAGCTACTATCGGACCAATATAGCAGCGGTTTGTATATGGAGGCTAGTTCCAGTGGTGCGAACATCTGGATACGTCCGAAGGCATCCGGCCCCTCGCGAAACTTGCGCTTCAGAAAAGACACTTCATCAATCGTCTGGAAGTCAAACGATCTCTCGTCCTTATCCGTAGACGTATAGCCAATACCAGCTTCAGCGAAGATGTGTTTCACCTTATCGAACGTAAACGTGCTGTCTGCAACGCCCGAGAGGTTGTCGTCGCCATAGTTCTTCAGCGCAACTTGCTTCCTAAAAGTGGCAAGCTGTGACCTTATTAGCGGCTGAATGTTCTCGGCATCTAGTTCCTCGATCTTGACATCATTCGCATGGGCCAACCAGGCGAGTCTGAACAATATCGATACCACAAGGCAGTTGGTGTCGGTCGTGAGGGGCTGGCCCGATGGGTTAGCCGTCAAGCCCAGCAGCTCGCCGAAGTAGTCCAAATACGAGTAACACACCTCCGTGGCTAAGCCGCGCATGATGGTCAATTCGCGTTCGTCATACCAACCCAGTTCGGAGGCAAGCCCCAGCAGGACGGCGAACACGGCACGCATCGTGGCACTGTTTATGCAGGACCAATCGAACCCAGAAAAATCACCGGCAAGAATACGGTCCTTGCCATGCACCGTGACTTGCTCATAAAGATGGCGCCACTGCACACTGAACGGGTTGATGCCAACCGTACCCTCGTACGTGTAACTCGAGTGGAATGCTGCAATCATCGTCAGAAAGTACTTGCGCATCAGATGCTGCAATGCGATCGGACAACCACAGATGATCCTGGTATTCTTGGTCAGGAACTTGTTCTCAGAGACAGGTTCATCTTTGAAGAACGCGTTGAACACACTGCCTATGCGCTTACCGGTTGCCAACGTGGCCTCCGCTGCGTCAATGTGGGCCTGGACTGGTTCATCCCAGACATAGCCCTCCAACCATGGGTCGTAACAGCTAAGCCGCTTCTTGGTGGTCCGGTATGGGTAGCCACTACCTTTGGACATATCGACGGAGTTGATGTGTGGTTCGCCGACAACACCATTGACTGCCTCAAAATCCGATAGCACACCTACCTTCTTGGTCTTGTCAAAGATTGGCATGTACTGTTTTACAAGGTCAACTGCAACCACAGACAGGGCAAGTCGAGGCATCTTACTATAGCTCTCCAGCTTCGCCTTAAGCAGGTAGTTGAGTTTAGGCACGTAGCCCACGAGCACGGGGGGATACAACTTCATGTCCACGCCCAGGTCACGCATATATTTGTGAGTGAGGGCATTCTTGACTGTGGACCTCCGCGGTGTTGCCCTGAAGGCCTTAGTTCCGTCTCGGTTCACAATAGTACCAACGACATTGATGGCCAGAGGCTCATCAGTTTTAGCG